AAGAAGTAGAGTTAGACGAAATCTTGGAGCCATTTTCGAGTTCTAAACTACCTTTGTTCCATGATATAATACCCTGTTGCATCCACTTTGGCAAGTTTTCGTATGCAAGTTGTAACCTACCAAGAAGGTCTCTTGCCGTTGATGCTTTGTTTGCTAGGATGGCGATGTTAACATTATCGTTAAAAACAGCGTAGTGCAGAAGATATGATACACAAGTAGTAGACTTACCAGTCTGACGTGGCATCTTACAAATATTAAATCTGTTATCATGGAAATTCTGGATAAGTTTTTCCTGAAACGGATACATACTGAAAGGCACAAGACCATGGTCAAGAGACACAATCTTGATGTAGTTTCTAGCAAAATAAACTGGGTCTTCTTTACACTTCAAAAATTCAAGGATTTGCTCCTCTGTAAATTCAATCTGTGTATTTGCTTTTTTTAGATTAGGATTACCAAGATAAACTTCACTCATAACGAAACTCCTTTTTAGTCTTCTACATAAATGAACGACACAGTGGCATCAGACAAATTACTTGTGGATTGAACTGCTGCTGTTATGAAATTGTTTGGTGGAATATGAATACCAATATCTACTAAATCAACATCAATCGTAGATCCATCCGTCATATGAAATGCAGCAATTGGTGGTGTTGTTTGTGCTGGTAATGTAAACAATCCACCACTATCTACGGAAGCAAACAAAGACGCATTGAAATCTGTTTGAGTAGTCCATCTCAAATAATTTGTTACTATTGGATTATAATATATGTACAAAACAGCAGGATTTCCAGCAGTATTTACAGATGCTGTAAGTCTTGATACAATAAGGTCTCTGGTATTAATTTTGTTTTGATAAATGAGTTTGTTCTTAAGTGAGGAAACATGATACAAATTATTTGCTAACATTGAATCAGTTCTGTTTACCGTCACAGAATAAGGAAGTCTTGTTCTCTCAACAATACCTTCAACAGCACCAAGAAACGAAGATCCAGTGCAAGTTACAACACCACTTGTAGGAGATCCCAAGTTTGCTGCGACATATCCAATCTTCATTGATGGATTGTCTAAATGTGGAAACTCATTTTTATTTGTGTAATGTTCGTGATGGAAGAACATCATGTCCCCATTAGTGGGATTCTCAATCGCATAACGGATCTCACCAGCACCCAACCAACGGAAGTTGATTTGATACACATTTAGTTTTGATGGATCAATTGTAACACCAGAGTATCCAGTTCCATCCAGTTTGTCTATGTTAAAATCATCTTGGAATGTCCAGTTTTCTGTCTGTGTTACTCCAGTTTGATTTGTTGTGTTTGTAAATGTTATTGTTGCGGTGCTGGTTGCATCAAATGTGCCAGTTTGAGGTCCAAGAGATGTTGATAAGAACTTAATTCTGGTTTGGTCATACTCAACCAGATAACGAGCCGTAAATGCTGCTTGGTCTTCTAATCCTTCTGCAAGGAGAGCAATGTTTCCAGCAATAGTTCCAGCATTTAAAGTTACGGCAGTAAATACAGTTCCATTGAGAGTAACTGTTACATCTCCATCATTTAATGCACTAAAAGTAAAACCTTGAATATGTGCTTTACCCCCATTAGCACGAAGAACACCAAACTGCCCGTTGGTATGTGCATAACCAATTTGAATGGCATTTTCTTGATTGAATAATCCTGCTCTTTGAGTAAATCCTACTGGATTAGAAGAATATGCCGCAGTAAATCTACACACCGCACCTTGTCCAGGACGATATCTCAAAAAATTTGTGCTTCTAAGAACACCATAAGAATTAGCATCTGTTCCAGCACCAACTCTAAATCTGGTGTCGCCATTGGTAGCAATACCACTGGAGCTAAAAGTAAAGGTCTCAAACTCTCTTGGATCCAATCCATAGACAGCATCACCCTGAACCTTTGGTGTTAATGGAATCGCAAGAATCTCTCCAAAAGCAGATTTGGATGAAGCACTTTCATTGAGAATATTTCCATACTCATCAGCACGGATATAAACCTCATGCAGTGTTCTTTCTTGATTCAGATAATCTTGTTCATTTTTATTCCACTGTGCCATTAATCACTCCACGATAATCTTTCTGGACGATACCTTTGAGAACTTTTGATATTTACAGAACTCTGAGATGCTGGATATACATTCTGTACAATAGCACCAGGATACTCACCTTGAAGTTGCTCTGCTAATTCATTCTTAGAAGGCATAGAACCTTCAATCTCCATTCTATATATTTTACCCTCCCAGACAACATCAGCGAAATAGGATTCGCTTGCTTGCTCTGGTGAAGACCCTCCTACATTGAGAGTTCCATTGAAATCACCATTAATGGTGATACTTTCTGTTAAAAATTGTTCGAAACTTTTCATTAGCATCTCCAGCGACGACGGGCTTTACAAATTGCTTTATCTGGGGTTTTTTTGCAATCAATATTGTGCATCTTTCTTTGTCCATCGGAACGAGCACAGAATGACTTACGTCTTTTTGCTCTCTTTCCTTTTGGTTTCTTCTCAGTTACAGCAGTTTTCAGTTTGGAACCTGGATTCTCACGACGATAAGCATTTACTGCTTTCTGAGACATACCATCAGTCTTATCTTTTTTATTGACCTTTTGCCAGTCTTCAGCAAGTTCTTCTCTCCAGTTGGAGTATCCTTCCTTCACACAGTTGGGAACCATCTTCCCACCTTTCTTCTTCATACCCTTTTGGGTGTAACCATCCCAACACTTCTCTTCAATCTTTTGAAGATTTGAGGGTGGAACTTGAATAGGATCGGGTGTAATTAAGTCAGTTGCTTCAAACTCGGTTGGTTGAAAGTCATCTCTCCAGTTGGAATATTCATAAGACTCTTTCTTAGTCTTGTTACCCCAGTTAGCAGCACCAACCTTACGGCACTTGACTAATGCACCAGAAGCATATGCACTTGGCCAAACATCATATCTTGCCTTTACTTTCTTGTAGCAAGCGTCTTTCTTTTCTGAGACTACTTCACCTTCTAGTTCATAGTGTTGTGCGAGTTTTATTTTCCTATCACTAGGAAGTTCTAAAACATCCTCAGGTCTACCACCAACTTCAGCAGCAAGTTTTTTATTATTTTTAAACAATCTTCTAAGTGCACCAGCTCCACTTTCTCCGTCAACAAGTTTAACCTGTTCTCTCACAATCTTTGCCTTACCCTTTCTATTTGGGTTTGGATCTTCCTTACGCTTCTTCTTTGCTCTCTTCTCTCTTTCGTCCTTGCTCATTGCTGCACGGTCATCAGCGTCACGGCAGAATGGTTTGGTCTTTTGTCCTGGTTGTTTAGCACAAGGTTTTCCATCATACTTACCACCTGCCTGAACCCATCCACCACCTTTGAACCAGTCACGAAGTGAATAGTCCTTGTCTTTGGCAGACTTACCATCACGCTTACTTTCGGTGACAGTTCCTTCCAAACACTGGCAAGGATCTTCATTACAAATAGGACATGCTTGTTCCATATAAGATGATGCAGCATCCGTATCGTGTTCGGCATTTGTAATCTTTGCCTGAACCCAAGCTGGTAAGTTATCCTTGTCAGTCTTTTTAGCAAGAACTTTTGCAAGTTTTTTTAGATTGTCTGCGGATTTTTCTACCTGCTTTTTAGCCATTGATACTTCATGATCACCCTTCTCATAATTCTTTGCTTCTTCCACTTTCTTCCTTCCTTGACAGTGTGCTCTTTGTGAAAAACCTTTTGGATTCTTACAGTCGATAGACTTCTTGTATTTTTCAGACCATCCCTCACTCACTGCTCCACCATTTCCATTACCACCATTACCGTTTCCATTACCATTCTTTGTGGTATCAGTAGATTCTTCTCCACCTTCTTTTTCTTCATGCTCACTATCCTTCATCAAACGACCTGATCCCATAACATGGTGACCAGCAGGTATCTTCTTACACTTCTTTGAAGTGAAGCAGTAGTAGTAACCCTTCTTGCAGGATTTTTTCATTATTACTATTCAGTCTTATTATTATTTAGAAAACCTTGCTTAAGTAATTTTTGAAGTTCTGTTGTAGACCCAACAAATACGGCATTATTAGTGACTGTATTTGGTCCTTTGTTGACAACTTCTTCCTCAACATCCTTTAATTTCTTCTGCAAGTCGATCAACTTATCTGTGGTATCTGCTACACTCTTAATCAACTGACCAGCAACTTCATATGCTCTGGGACTACCACCTTCTCCAGCGAGTTCCATAATACCGTTGATTGCTTCTTGACCCTTTTCAATCAACGAATATAAGTTTGCTCTTGTATATTCATAATCTTTTGAAATATCAGTCTTTTGCTCAGGTTTCTGAATACTCTTAGGAGTATCATCATTTTTGACAATACTACTCTCTACATTTAGAGCTTCGTCGATAGAATTGAATTCTGACATGATTTATCAAATATCAGTTTGTAGTGTGGGACTGTATTCTTGTGAATCACCAAGGAATGTCCAATCTTCATCGAATTCGAAAGTATCCCCAGGTTCAGCATCGATTGGATCTGGAACCACAGTATATCTCATTTCTCTCTTAGCGGTAGCTGTATTTGTATCAGCGTAGTTATCAACAATAACCTTGCGAATGAGACCCTCTGGATTATCTGCAACAGGACCAAACAAATATGTCTTTGCAGTAAATCTTAAAGTATATATTAAAGATCTTCTACTTGTAAAATCTCCCTCATAATCATCTTGGAAATCAACACTGTTTAATGTAATTGGTATATCTCTTTTTTCTCCAATAGAATCTATCAAATTGATAGTGATATTCAGAGATGGTTGAAAGTTAGGTAAAATCTGCTCCACAATTTGCAAAGCGTCATCATTCAGTTTTGATAAAATGCTCAGTTCAAAACCAATATTATATGGCACTGGCATGTAGACTTTTTTAACATTCCCTTCACTATCACATTCTTTGAAGGTTTGTGTTATACCAGTTTTTCTAGTTGGATCATACTCCAAAGAAACCATTTCAAATGCCATACGTGGCAAATTAATAGCAACTGCTTTGGTTAATTTTGACTGCTCTTCAATCTTCGCTAAGTACTTTTGTTTTGGACCATATGACAAACCAACCTTAATCTCCTCAAGTATTGATCCGTCTTTTTTCTTGTGCTTTATATAAATTTCATTAAATAAGGTTCCAAAACCAATAATAGTCTTTCTTATAATTTCGTGATAAAAATAAGTACCTAACATTAATATTCTCCAAATGGGTTAGATTCTGTAAAGTCTAAAATACCGTCAGCTTGAGATTCAATATATTCGTTAGAATCGTATGAGTAATTATATGTATCAGAATCATAAGATTCTACTATATATCTTGCTGAAGAGGAGGAACCAACAATAACCTCTCCATTATAGAATTTTCCATTGTTTATAGAAATTCTCAAAGATGTAACAGCAGGAATACCAGGAGTTGCTGAAACTACAGTTCTGAAGTCCTTAACAACAGCTATGGTTCCTGAGGTTTGACCTGTAATAGATTCATTATATATAAATGTTCCAATACCTGTTGGTGCAAGAGATTCGATTGTAACCGTGGGTGCTTCTGTATAACCAAAACCAGCATTTGTTAATCTTATTTGACTTACTTCTCCACCAGAAATCAGAGCAACAGCAGTTGCTGTTTGACCTATTGAAGGTCCCGTAAGTGTTACTGTTGGGACATCATAATATCCATCACCTACTTCCGTTAATGTGAAACCAGATATTCCATTGTCAACAATAACAGCAGTAGCGGCTGCTCCTACACCACCTCCACCAGAGAATGAAATTGTAGGTGGATTTGTTGCTGTATAACCAGTTCCTGGATTTGTTATTTGAATTTCTTTAACAGATTTTACTCCACCAATAGAGGTTGTAATAGCAACAGCTGTTGCTCTGACTCCAGAAATTGGACTCGATACAGTTACTACTGGTGTTGATGTATATCCAGAACCATCATTTGTTAGTACAATCCGACCAACCATTCCCAAATCACCGACCGATGCAGTTGCTGTTGCTGATGTTGCAGTTCCAACAAGAGTTAAGGTTGTAATATAACCTTCATCTTCTACAGTATTATCAACTTCATCGACAGCAGTGTCAATAAGTTCATTTTCATACTCATAAAGTTCACAACTCAAGTCATAAGTATAACTAGATCCTAATTGATAAAAAGGTTTTTCAGATTCAACTCTCTTAATCTCAAAAAGTCTCTCACCAAGTGGGAAATATATCAAATCACCTTCTTTTGGTCTTGTAATCAAATCTGCGAAGTCATAATCAGTAATTCTTCCTTCTCTAATACCTGATGAAATACCTTCCAAGAATGGAGCGATAAATTCTTCAAACCTTTCTCTGGAAATAGTTAAACTGACTTCATTAGTAAGTTTTAATCCAAACTTACTCATGATGTCTACACCAGGATTGTATCCATCATAATTGTTTATATACGCTTCAATTAAGAATGTATCGTCAAACTTGGATGATTGAATCTCTCTTATAACAAGATCGGACTTTAAAATTTTTCTTGGAAGATAATATACTTCTACACCATAGATTTTTATCTGCTCATTAATAAGATCCTGAACAAGAAATTGTTCATTCGTAGAACCTTGAAGAAAGAAGGGATTTAGTGTCATAATTATCCAATGAAGTCGTATGGTGGAAGTTCATATTCCATAGCCATTTTTTGTTTAATTTCTTGCAACTCCCTTTCTCCATCCTCATACAATTGTCTACCATTTAATTCAATTCCACCTGGAAGTTTTACACCTTGGAATTTTATTAAATTCTGACCCCATTGTCTTTTGATTAGCGCAGTCAAATATAGTTTGACAAAACTGTCATTATATATCTTAGAAAAATCTGCAGGATCTAAGGCTCTATAACAATCAAGAACTAAGAAGTCACCTGCGGTCTGTGCTTTCCAATCAATATCCAAATAAAGTCTGTTCTGACGTTTATTAAATCTTATCTGTTTATCAGTAGTTAATAAGAAATCAATATCTTCAAGATATGATTTTGTCATAGCATATTGCAACAACTCGACGGAGTTGAAGTAATATAAATCATTCAAAAATAATTGATACTTAATGCTAAACATTCCTCCCGAAATAGCACTAGTATCAAATCTGAATATTTTTTCAACACCAATTACGGAGTCTGGAACCTGAATATAATTGGAGTTTTCGTAAAAACTAAACGTAGTTGCTGAACCAACAATTGTGGATGATGCTGTAGTGGTTGTTATTCCAACCCCAGTTTTTCCATTTGTAATAGTCGAACCAGAACTAGAAGCTCCTCTACCTCTATCAATATCATCTTGGGATATCTCATATTTTAAATACATTCTCTCGACACCATCATAGTGTCTTTCATTGAAATATTGAATAGTGTCATCAACTAAATCATCAATCTGCTCATCAGCAACGTTAATTTCTAATACTGGAGCACCTAATCTCCTCAGACAATAGTCAATTAATTCTTGTTTTGTAGTTGGTTTTGCCATTAGAATTCTCCTCCATCAATTACAGATGTCCATGTTGGAATTCCAACAGCATTTGTTGTTAAAACAAAATAAGACTCTGTTAATGCATTTTCTGTGCTAGCAGCACCAATTAATTTACCAGTGTTATCGAAATATGCAATCCCGTTTGGTCCATCATAATCCCCAGAATCATAATATAATCCTTCAGTTACTGATGCAAAACCAGTAATTCTTAAATCACCAGTTAAAGTAATATCACTATCAAAAGTTGCTGTATCGGAAACATATAAATTGGTGGAAGTTACAAGACCAGAGAATTTGCCATCTCTCCATCTCTGGGTTGTAATACCAAGATCATATGTATTATCAGCATTAGGAACCAGATTAGATACAAATTCACCCGTAACATTAATGTTATCTGTATTTGCATCACCAATTCCAATTGTTCCACCTCTAAAGGTGGCATTACCTATAAATTCTGATGTACCTTCAACCTTTAAAGAACTACCAATAAAGGTATCATTACCAACGTATAAATCTCCACCAGTAGTGGTTATACCACCGGCAGAGGCAAGAGTAGTAACACCTACAGATTTAAAACTCGAATTTACTACTAATTCATTTAAAATATCAACAGCAGCATTAACATCAAGATCGGATGCAAAAGTTGAAAATCCAACTACCGATAATCCTGCGCCAACATTAAGATTTTTGCCAATCCCTGCTCCACCTGTTACAATTAATGCACCATTAGTAGGTGCATTGGAGTCAGTGGTATTGCTAAAAGTTACTATTCCAGATACATTGAGAGTAGAAGAATCAATAGTATCTGTTAGATAAAAAGATTCAGTAACAAGATCCCATACTAAAATCATTCCATCCCTAGTTTTTAGGGTAGAATTTACGTCAGATAAGTTGAGTAGTCGTGTAGGTGGTGCTGAGGCGTTGGATAGAACACGTATTACATTCTGTGAGCCAATCCTATCGTTAATACTTGGCATTACCTGGTTACCCCTGCTCTTACTAATGCTGCTCCTTCCACAGCTTTATATTCTCTACCAGAATTTGTTATTTTCACATCAAAAACGTATCTACCTGGTTTCAAACTAACAGATTGAGTTCCAGTCAAAGATATGGAAATAATTCCTTGCTCTGGACTAGTAACAGTAGAAGCAAAAGATACTGCCGTAGAAGATCCATAATGTTTTCTCAATTGGGCTTCAGTTGAAGCATCGGTCAATATCAAAGGCGAGTTTGTTCTCGTATCCTCCAATTGGAAAGATGTATCAAAATCATATCCCGCTTCAATTACTATGTTGGATACATAAACTGCCATTATTTGAAACGATTAGTATTCCTTTAGATATTTATATTCTTAGTATCTACCTATCTTTATTTATCAGATGCATTAACAAAGATTTTATCTCTGTAATATCACTTTTTATCTGCTCAATTTCTTCTCTCTGCTTCTTTTTTTCAATCTTCATTTTCATGTATTGATTATATTGATTGGTATCAGTATTAATAATTGCACCTGATTCTTCACGAAACAGGTGCTCGTGGTCTTCAACTCTTATCATGCTAATGCAATCACTCTAAGGTCTTTATATCTTGGAGCGTATGCCTCATTTGTACCGCTAGAAACAATTTTGATTCTAAAACCAGTAAATTGTTCCAATTCATCAGCACTAAATTGATACTCTAAGAACTCACCATCTTTACTTGCTGGTACAAACGCATCTGGTCTACCACTATTTTTAGTGGAATCTATTACCTTATCACCAAATCCATCACCATCAGTATCAGTAAGATTATCATATCCTGGGAATAATTCGAAGGATTGTTCAATACCAGAAGAATCAACTCTGAACAATTCATAAAGAACTCTAAAGTCCGCTGAGGAATGTCTATATGCGGAAAGAATAACTTTCAGCGACGTTGCTGGTTGTTTTAGATTAACTCTTCTAGAAACATAAACTGCTTCATGAGGATCTGCATCAATTGAGTTTGCACCACTCTGAGATGTATAATCACTTACTGGTGAATTGAGTCTATCGCGTACAAAAGTAATATTTGCAGTCGAAGTATCAATAACTGGAGATAATCTTTCATCACCACTTAGTTCTACACCGAGAGTGAATGATTTATTTCTAGGTAAGTCTGAGAGTCTTTCAGTCTCAGTTACCTCAGATGCTACCAGTCTGGTGGAATTCAAATTATTTACTCTATTAAGTTCAACTGGTTCGAACCCTTGATCTGCAAATGATGCCTCAGAACCTGATACGCTTGTACCAGAAACAGTTCTAATATCTGCAGAAATTTTGGTTTCTTGACCTGGTGTTATAACACTCAATTCTGGAATAATAGCGTTGAACTGAATATTCTTGGATCCAGTTGCATTCTTTCCACCAACAACATTTTCGTCGGTGAAACTCAATTGAGAATCGCCAGTCGCTCTATCTGTACGTGAAATTTGTAAATAATATTTGTCAATATCACCAGCAGATTTGAGAGTAGCATTTGTTGGTAAGTTGTGATTTTTGTTGATTCTTGTTAAAGAAACACCATTTAATTGATATGGGTATACTTGATCGTTAATACTATGATTGATAGCAAGTGTTCCATCAATACCTCTTGTTGCAATTCCCAAAGTACCTGCTGGAGAAGAACCAGCAGTTACGCTATCATAGAAAATAATTTCGTTATCAATCTTGACATAACCTTTCGAGGTTGAGATACCTTCGAAAGTTGAGAATATTGAAGTGTTTGCAACAGAT